CTACACAGCCAGAATTAGAGTTATCAACGGAAAATATTCAAACAGGTCTTGGCCTTAAGCCACAAATACGCCCTGCTTCTCCTGCTCAAAGATACCTTGGTGCTGTTGTTGAAGGAGCAACAGATATTACTGGTTTATTTGGCAAAGGAAAGGCTTTGAATGTCATTACTGGAGGTATGGCAGGGGGCGGTGGAGAATTTGGTGGCGAGGTAGGTCAACAAGTTGCAGGAGTTCCCGGACAAATTACTGGCGGCATACTTTTTTCTTTGCTTTCTGGTGGTGGAACAGCTAAAGGTGGTCAGTTATTGTTTGAAAAAGGTAAAGAACGATTTGACATTAAAGACCTTGATGTTGCTGACTTAGCTAATGTTGAAGGTATTTCAAGAGCAAAAGACCTCGTAGAAAAAGCCTTAGAAGCTGACCCTACACTTAGATCAAGACTAGAAACTATTCAAAAAAGAGTTCAGTTTGTCACTGGTGATAAAGGTGCGTTGGCAGTATCAGGATTAGACAATATTGCCTTTAGAACAAAGCTAGAAGACTTAGCCAAAAACGATGTGGCTTTTGCTGGGGAATTGAATAAGCTCTATTCTGACCTTAAAGAATCAGTAAGAAAACGAGCATCAGAGGTTTACCCTGCTCCTAGTGCTGAACTGCCTTCAGGCAAAGCAAAACTTGCTGAAGTTGAAACTGACTATAACAACAGAATTAACTTTATTGATAAACAATTAAACAAGTTGACCGCAGAAACAAATATAGCTGGTGGAACAAAGCCAGCAGAAATTGGAACTGCCATTCAAAATCTTGTGGTTGCTAGAGAAAAAGCGGCTAGAAATGCTTTATCTCCTGAATATGATTCAGTTCTTTCACAAGCATCCAAGCAAGGAGCATTGTTGCCAGCGCAAGATACTCAAGATTTACTCAACACAGCACAAGAGTTGTTTCAAGGTGACCCTTGGGCAAAACAAGCTCCTTTACTTAAATTGGTGCGTGAACAAGCCTCTAAATTTAAGGCAATGCGTAGACAACCGATGGCTGGTGAAGCTGGTGCATTAGCTACTACTGCTCCAGACTTAACAATGGGATTAGATATAACTAGCCTTGATTCATTGAAAAGGCGTGTTGCTCAAGACATCAGAGAAACTCGTGACCCAAATAGACAAGATAAATTGCGTTTGTTGCAGACACGAGTTGATGAAGCATTAGACAAAGTACAAAATTCTAGTGGAAATATCGTAATTGACTTTAGAGGTGAAAAACTGCCTTTTGGTCAAGCAATGTCTGCACTTGATACAGATTACTTCAATAAAGTTGGCATTCCATTCAAAGATGCCGCTTCTATTGAAAAGATTACTTCTGCTGACTATGCTGAAAAAATTTCTCCTTTGATTGCTTCTAGTCCAACAGCTATGAAACAATTTCTAAATGTGGCAGGAGAAGAAGGAGTATCGTTGGCAGAAAAGTCTGTCATGTCCAAGTTGTATAACCAAGCACTCAATAAAAATGGATTTATTGACCCCGCAAAACTTGATAATCTTTTGACAAAAACAAGTACCAATGGTGGTTTTAGTGACATCATTGACCAATTACCAGCATTGAAACAGAAACTTTCTGAAACTGGATTGAAAGCACAATATTTGGCATCTGAAAAAGTTGCTATTGATGATGCCGCAAAAGATGCAAGAACTCGTCTTGGTCAGAGTTTCTTAGCTGACTATGATTCAATGGGTGTTGATGGAATAGTGTCAAAGATGACCAGTTCTACTGGCAAAGGTTATAGAAATAAACTTTTAACAGATTTGAACAAATTGCCTTCTGACGAGCAAATAAACACAAAACTTGCTCTAAGGAATGGACTTGTCACTCGTATGCTGGATTCAGAGAATCCATTACAGTTTCTTGAAAATAATAAAGATGCTTTTGTTTCTGTGTTTGGTCAGAAACATTATGGAAGTTTGACAGCATTGGCTGATGTATCAAGATTGGCAAACAAAATTGATGTAGATAAATTGCAAATACGGCCAACTGCTGTTAAAGAAACATCTTTTATAGAAAGAGCAACTGGTGGTGTAAATCCACAAAGGCTTGCTGGTATTGCTGTAAATCAAATTGCCAGTGTATTTAACAAAGGATTCAGAATCCTATCTTTGATTGGTCAGGCAAATATTGATGAAGCCACTAAAGAAGCTCATAGAAAGTTGTTTCTTGATGAAGGTGGAGTAGATGCAATATTAAATGCTTCTACAAAAATCATTAGCAAAAAAGGCAAGGAAGTTGATTTGAAATCAGTAATCAAACCTGAAGACTTGTCTGATTTTGCAACTGCCTTGGGAATGGGTGCATTGCGTACTGGTTATATTGGTGCATCAACTGCTGTCAGTCCTAGTCAGGTTGTTGAACCTGTCACAGAACCATACTATCAGTATGTTACTGAATAGGAGTCAAAAATTGACCCAATCACCATCTGTTTCATGGCGGCTGGTCTGGTCAAACAGATTCAAGCTGGATGTGACCTCTACAAGCAAGCCAAAGAGTCTTTTGTTGAAGTCAAAAAGACTGCTGATGATGTCACCAAGATATATAAGGAAGTTACTGGATTTTGGAGTAACTTTAGTAACTTCTTTAAATCTAAGTCTAAGTCTGTTGCGCCCAAGCCTGTGGCGAAAAAGAAGGAAACCTTTGTTGCAGTTGACGAAACCCAAGTCAAAGTTGATATTGTCAAGAATCTGACTGAGTTTTTCAGACTTCAGGAGCAGTTAGCGGCACATATCAGAGAGGAAGAAGAAAAGAGTCTGACAGTCTATGACCCTGACCAAAACCACATGGAAGCGGCTTTAAAGAGGGTGATGGCACAGCAGGAGATGGACAGGTTAGTGGTGCAGATTCGTGAGTGCATGGTGTATCAAAGCCCTCCTGAGATGGGCGCACTGTACTCAGAAGTCTTCAGCATGAAGGATAAGATCGAGGAGGAGCAAACTCAGGCAAGGTTGAGGGAAGAAGCGAAAAAGAGGCAAGAGGTATGGCTACGCAAAGAGGAGGAAAGAAACCTACAAGCAAAGCTAGGAGCAGTGGTAGTGACTTCTATATTCCTCCTTTACCTGTGGATGTGGTTCGTGTTCGTAAGCCATTGGGGGAAGAAGTAATGGGCTGGATTGCGGCTTGCGTACTGATTGCTTTATTGTTGCCTTTGATGGCTTTTCTTTATCTTGACATTCTTGAAGTTAAAAATGACTCTAAGGCGCAAATTGAAAAGGTTGAGAAGTTGAGAAGACAGGTTGAACAAAAAGAGAGGGAGAAAGAGAAATGAGATTGCTTTGTTGTATTGCTCTTGTGTTGTTGGTTGGATGCCAAGATCGTTTTAGGTATCCTTGCCAAGACCCTCAAAATTGGGAAAATCAGGAGTGTAAACATCCTATTTGCGTTGCCACTGGGACTTGTCCTGAGCAACTTGTTAAACCTGAAGTGGAGAAAAAATAATGCCTACAGTTGTAATGAACAAAAACTCTCGCATGACTGCTGAAGAAATTGAGGTCAGAATTTGGGCAATGGTGATTCTTGCTCTTTTGATTGTTTTGGTAGGTTCTATGGGTATGTTCTTGTACTCTGTGACCTATGTAACTCAGCCCATGTCAGGCATGGCTCCGATTGATAAGGTTTATACACAGCAAATCAGCACCATTATGGTGTTTGTCACTGGTGTTTTGGGTGGCGTGGCTGGTCGTTCTGCTGTTTCAGCCAGTGCCAAGGCTATTGCCAAGGCTCAGTCAGACGATGGTGATGAGCCAAAGTTGGAAGCCAAAGAATGAGTTTACTGAATCCTTGGGTGCTTTTGGGCATCGTTTTGGCGATTCTGAGTAGCTTTGGTGGTGGTTATTACAAGGGTGGGCAAGATGAGTTTGCCAAACAGCAAATGGAGATTGCCCGACTTAACCAAGAAGCTAGGCAAAAGGAACAGGCACTGGTGACAGCGGTACAAAATCAAGCAAATGAACTGGTAAAGGCAAACAGCAATGCAAAAATTGTTATTCAAAAGCGGAATTCTGACATTGACTCTGGTGCTCTCAAGTTGCGGATTCCTGTCAAAACGCCCTCCTGCCCAACCTTATCAGCCACCTCAGATGCCCCCATTGCCGAGCGATCTGACCCCCCAACAGCCGAACTTCAGCCAGAGACTTCTAGAGCTATTCTCGCCATCGCAGACGAAGCCGACCTCACAGCCAGAAAACTTAACGCCTGTATCGCCACCTACAACCAAGTCAGAGAAATGATTAACCAGAAGGAGAGCAAATGAACAGTGAACAGTTAGCCCAAGCATTAAAGATAACGCCTATTAAGGCAGAGGAGTGGATAGATGCAATCAATGAAACTTTTGATCGGTTCGACATTTCAACGCCTGAAAGACAGGCTTGTTTCTTGGGGCAATGCGCTCACGAAAGCGGTGGATTCACTGCTCTCAAAGAAAACCTGAACTATAGTGCAGAGGGTTTGACAAAGGTTTGGCCTAAGCGTTTCCCTAGTTTGGATGTTGCACAGCCTTACCACCGCAATCCTGAGAAGATTGCCAATAAGGTCTACGCTGATCGTATGGGCAATGGAAATGAAGCCTCTGGAGACGGATTTAAGTATCGTGGAAGGGGTTTGATTCAATTGACAGGCAAAGACAACTACAGGGCTTGTGGTGATGCTTTGGGTGTTGATCTAGTGGAAAACCCTGATTTGGTATCTAGTCCTCAGTATGCGGCTTTGTCTGCTGGCTGGTTTTGGGACAAAAACAAGCTGAACCAGTTTGCTGATGCCAATGACATGACAACCCTGACAAAGCGTATCAATGGTGGTACGCATGGATTGGATGACAGGGTTGCCAGAACTCAACACGCCATTGATGTTTTAATGGCTTGAGTCGTCAAATAGGTAGAGTATGACCCATATACCAATGATGAGGACTGCTCCACCTATCACCATAAGCAGAATTATGTTAAGTATGTTAGCTAACATTTTTCACCGCCCATTCTCTTTCGTTGCGCCCTGATTTTGACTTAACTGTACGACCTGTCAACTCAATCAAGTCCATTTTGGACAACTCATTTAAACGCCTTGCAACCTGATTTGAGTCTAAGCCGCTAAGTCTGGCTATGCCATCTTTTCCAAGCGCACCATGAGCCTTTAAAGTGTCCACAATCATGCTGAAATGCTTGGATGCCAAATCTTTGGCTGAGTCTGCTGACTCGTAACTGGTGATAGGGTCTGAATTCCTGACCCTGTTGAAGATAGGTAAGTCAAAAAATCTTTTCACTTCACCTCCAAAATGGATGTCATCTAATTTATTCATCATTCACTCCTGTTAAGTTAGTGGGTACTCACTTACGCTTTCCCCGTTGGTTTTACTGGTTTTTTAAGAGGTTTTCCAGAACCTCTCAATTAAAAGGTATATCAGAATCCATGTCCTCAATCTTGGCTTTAGGCTTGCTTTGAGGCTGGCTTGGTTGGTCTTCCTTGGGGCTGACAGCTAGTCCCATGAACTTGCCATTCTTGCCCTCTTTAATCCATGCTGATAGCCAATAATCTTGACCATCAACCCGAATATTTCCTTTGTAGTCAGGATGGTTATCTTTTTCTTTTTTGTCGTTC